GCGATTGTTGATCCGCCGTATGGGATTGGTCGATCGGGTCACAACGGAACCAATCCAAAAAACGCAAAACATAAATGGAAGCGCTTTAAGGATAAAGGCTGGGATAATGCAATTCCGCAAAAAGAATACTTTGTCGAATTATTTCGTGTTTCAAAAAATCAAATCATTTGGGGCGCAAATTATTTTGTAGAATTTTTACCGGGCTCAATGGGTTGGATATTTTGGGACAAAGGGCAAGATTTAACAATGAGCGATGGCGAATTAGCATTTAGTTCTTTTCAAAGAGCATTAAGAAGAAAAGTCATCAATAGAGGTCAGCTTGTCAAAGAAGGCGGAACAATCCACCCAACACAAAAACCCGTGAAATTGTACGAATGGATTTTGGACAAGTATGCAAAAGAGGGCGACAAGATATTGGACACACATTTGGGTTCGGGTTCAATCGCCATCGCTTGCCACAATCGTGGTTTTGATTTAACGGGTTTTGAAATCGACAAAGAGTATTTCGATAACGCTTGCGAACGATTACGCGTTCACCAATCACAATTGACAATGTTTTAAGAAATGGGCAAAGGGAGAAAACCAAAACCAACGGCAATATTAAAAGCGCAAGGCACGTTTGATGCCAGTCGCCACAAAAATAGATTGGAGGCCGACGGAACACCATCGACACCAACGGTTCAATCGGCAAACGAAACGTTTGATTGGTTGGTCAAGAAATTGGACGACCTTGGCGTTGTCGCTGAAGTGGATGCGATGGCGTTGCAAATGTTGGCGGACGCGTGGGAAGATTATCAAGTGGCACGCAACGTGATCAAAGAACAAGGCCCGACGTATTCGACCACCACGGCGCAAGGCGATTTGATGTGGCGACCACGCCCCGAAGTTCTGATGATGAATCAGTCGTGGGCAAAGGTGGAAAAGATGATGGTTCAATTTGGATTGACGGCATCGTCGCGTGCGAAGATTAGCGTGGAAGAGAAAATACAAACGTTAGACGATTTGATTGAGTGATGCACCACGACGAAACAAAATCAAACAAGATCATCAATTTCATTGAGCGCGTGTGTACACACGTGAAAGGTGATTTAGCGGGCAAACCGTTTTTGTTGGAGCCGTGGCAACACGATTTCATTCACCAGTTGTTCGGCACAATGAACGATGGCGGTTTGCGAAAATACCGAACAAGCTATGTTCAGATTCCGAGAAAGAACGGAAAATCAAATTTGTCGGCGGCCATCGCATTGGCGGTGTTGTTCGTGGACAAGGAACCCGGCGCCGAAATTTATTGTTGCGCATCGTCACGTGATCAAGCGAAAATCGTTTTTGACGTGGCAAAGCAAATGATTCGGAATTCCGCAATCTTGTCGCGTGAATGCAACGTGTTCCAAAATTCAATCGTAAAGAAGGGAACGAATTCGTTTCTCAAAGCGGTGGCGGCCGAGGCCGGGACGTTGCACGGTGCCAATGCCAGTTGTGTCATTTACGACGAATTGCACACGGCGAAGAATCGTGAACTTTGGGACGTTATGGCAACTTCGATGGGTGCAAGGTCACAACCATTAATGATTGCGATTACTACGGCGGGCGTGTTCGATCCGAATTCCATTTGTTATGAGTTGTATGATTATGGAAAGAAGGTGCGCGAAGGCGTGGTGAAAGACACAACATTTTTGCCATTGATTTATGAGGCCGACCCGTCGGACGATATTCACGATGAACAAACGTGGAAAAAGGCCAATCCAAATTTCGGCATCAGCATCAAACCAGAGTATTTCATAAAAATGGCGAACGAGGCCAAATCATTGCCGTCGGCGGAAATCGCATTCCGCCAGTTGCATTTGAATCAATGGGTGAATTCTTTATCGGGTTGGATTGCCGATGACGAATGGATGAAGTCTAGCGGAACCATTGATTTTGAGCAATTAAGGAACCGCAAGTGTTACGCCGGATTGGATTTGGCGGCCACCGAAGATGTTACGGCGTTCGTGATGGTGTTTCCAATGGACGACGACAGCATCAAGGTCGTTCCAAAATTGTTCGTTTCGGAAGCGGCCGTGGAACGCCGAAGAAATCAAACCGGTGGATCGTACGACGCATTCGTGGCCAACAAAGAATTGATCGTGACCGAAGGGAATTCAACGGATTACAACGTCATTCAAAAGACGATTCTGGAATGCGCGGAAATGTACGACATCCAGTCCATTGCGTTTGACCGTTGGAATTCCAATTCATTGGTTCAGCAGTTGACCGACAAAGGATTGGAAATGGATCCGTTCGGTCAAGGTTTTATATCTATGACGGCACCAATCAAGAATGCGGAAGTGTTGGTGAAGAAAAGATTGTTGCATCATGGCGGCAATGCAATGTTGCGTTGGATGGTGGCCAATGTGGTGACAAAAAAAGACGATGCCGAAAACATAAAGTTCAGCAAGGCGAAGGCGGGCGATAAGATTGACGGCATCATTGCAATGATCATGGCGTTGGGTGAAATGATGACGATGGAGAATAAAGACGTCACCGGTTCGTCCACGTACGAATCACAAGGCATCCGAATGTTATGATGAAATTAGAAGATGCCCGCGACTTGGGATTGAAATTGTTTGAATTAGGAATGACGCCGTGGCTTGCTGAAACGGGCGACGGGTACATTGTGCGTATATTATTAGAAGGCGAAATCATCAATGTGTTTCGCACTGATTTGGAATTATTGGGCAAAAATTAATATATTGTGAAGAACAAATAAAAAAGAGCAAATGAACCCAATGGAAAAAATCAGCATCGGAACCATTATTGAAATGGTTCGCACTGGCAAAAGATTCGTCGTGGATAGCATTTCACCGCAAGGGATTGTGTTGAAAGAATGTTCGCGATTGGTCACATTTAGCCGTTCGGCATTGAACGAACGATTCAAGAGAAAATCGGCGGTAATTATTGAGTATTAGGGAAACGAAGCCCGTTCGGGCAGTAGTTGTTTTTTGGTTGGAAGGGACGTCATTCGTGGCGTCCCTTTTTGTTGAAAATCAATTTTTTGAACGTTGCACATGATTATGTAAATTAACCCCGAATTGTACAATCATTTCATCCGAATGGCGGAAAATCAAAATCTTTTCGGGCGTATTTTGGGGGCATTTAGAAACAACCCAAATCGTCCATCGACTTCGTTGGCAAATCCGGCCGAATGGTTGTTTGCGGACAATGAGTCGAAAACTGGAATCGCCGTGACGGAAAACACGGCAATGCAATTGTCGGCGGTATTTGGTGCCGTTCGTGTTATTTCTGAAACCATTGCAACACTACCGTGGAACGTAAAGCAAACCAATGACGATATTATTGTCGATGCCAGTGCGCACCCAATCAATAAATTAATACACCACCCAAATGCAATGATGACGGATTTCACTTTTCGTGAAACGTGTCAAGCGCATTTGTGTCTACATGGCAATGCCTTCATTGCCATCAAACGTGACGGCGCCGGGAATCCATTGCAATTGATTCCGATTCACCCGGATCGTGTAGAAGTGAAGGTGTACAAGGACGAAAAGTTTTACCAGATTGACGGCAAAGAAACGTTCGACGATTCTGAAATCATTCACATTGTCGGACTTGGATTCGACGGCGTGATCGGCAAATCAGTATTAGAGGCGGCACGCGAATCAATTGGCCTTGGATTAGCGGCCGACCGATTCGGCGGTTCATTCTTTGGCAATGGCGCAAACGTATCGGCGGTATTAACGCACCCCGGAAGGCTATCAGACGACGCCTACAAACGTTTGATTCGTTCGTGGACACAACGCAACGCCGGGTTGGACAACGCTCACAAAACGGCGATTCTCGAAGAAGGGATGAAGGTGGAAAAGATGTCCATCAGTCCGCAAGAATCGCAATTCATCAGCACCAGAAAATTCGGCGTTGAAGATATTGCACGTTTTTTCCGTATTCCATTGGCCTATTTGGGTTCTTTGGAAAACAGCTCAACACGTGCCAACATCGAAGAACAAGGCATCCAGTTTCAAAGAAACACGATTTTGCCGTGGGTGAAACGTTGGGAAGCGGAATTGAATCGCAAATTATTTGTTGGCGATTCTGAATATTATATACGATTCAACATGGACGGTTTGTTGCGCGGTGATATAAAGTCACGCTACGAGGCGTACACCAAAGGCCGTCAATGGGGTTTTATTTCAGCAAACGACGTTCGACGTTTAGAAAATATGCCGCCAATTGACGGTGGCGATGCGTATTTACAACCAATGAATATGGTTGAAGTTGGACGCCCACAAAACGACGAAAACGATGCCGTGGAATAACTACCCAAAGGCGGCATCAGAAAATGCCGCACGTGCGCTGAAACACCGTGAAGAAAACGGTTCAGATTGCGGAACACCCGTAGGATGGACACGTGCAAACCAACTGGCGAATCGTGAAACGATTTCGGACGAAATTTTAGTTCGCACCTATTCGTTTTTGTCACGTGCTAAAGTATACGACCAAGGCGATTTTGTAGATGCCGACGGAAAGGAAATTTGCGGTTCTATTATGTACGCCGCGTGGGGTGGTGATGAAATGTTGCGTTGGGCGAAAAGAACAATTGAACAAATGGAAAACGAAGATAAAAGACACATAAAATCCGTGGTTGAAACTGATGACGAAATTGTGATCACGTTCGGCAAATCGGAAATGGACGAATCCGGATATAAAGACGAAGAACGTGCCGAACCTAACGAATTAGAGGTTGGCGATTTCGTGAAATGGAATTCATCCGGTGGCAACGCTTATGGCCGTATTATTCAAGTGGAACGCGATGGCGAATTAGAAGCCGATTCGGGTTTTGTTGTAAACGGCACGGCGGACGATCCCGCCGCCCTCATTAGGTTGTATCGCTACGATTCAGAGTCGGACGCGTACATCGAAAGAAAACCAGTGTTGAACGTGGTTCATAGATTCAGCACATTGGAAAAATTTGACGCCGAAGTTCGCAAATCGTCTGTGGTTCGTGAAGAACGTGAATTCCGAATGGAAAACGTTGAACACAACGGGAATGTGATCAGAGGTTATGCCGCCGTTTACAATTCAGATTCTGAATGGATGGGCGGTTTCTACGAACAAATTGAAAATGGTGCATTTGACGACGTATTGGAAAACGACGTTCGTGCCTATTTCAATCACGACGAAAATTTATTGTTGGGGCGTGTGTCAAGTGGCACACTAAGAATCGGCACGGACAAACGTGGTTTGTTCTATGAAGTCGATTTGCCAAACACATCATATGCCAATGATTTAGTAGAGTTAATGAAGCGCGGCGACGTGAACCAAAGTTCATTCGCATTCCTAATCGGGCAAGACCGTTGGGAACAACGCGACGGGAAAACGTACCGAATCATTGAAAAAGTATCACGTTTGCTAGATGTTTCGCCAGTTGCGCAACCGGCCTACCCGGACGCAACATCGGAACTGAAACGCGATTTGGAAATTGAAACCAAAGAGGAAATCGAAACGGCCGCCGTAGAAGAAACGGCATCCGAAGCGGTTGAAACGAAGGAAGAAGATTCCAACATTTATTTGTATAAAAGTAAAATTCTAAATTTTTAACACGATGAAAAACATCGAATTGCGCGGCAAACGCGCGGAATTGATTAAGCAAGCGACCGCCATCGTTGACGCGGCGCAAGCGGAAGGACGTTCATTGAACGCCGAAGAACAGTCAAAATTTGACGCAATTGAAGTTGACGTACGTGGCATCAAAAGCCAAATCGACACTTTGGAGCGTGCGGCTGAATTGAAAAAAGAAATGGCGGCAAACGCCGAAGCGCGTCAAGCGGCGCCAAAGGCAAGCAAGTCAAGTACATTCTCAAAATACCTTCGCAACGGTATGGGCGCATTGAACGCCGAAGAACGTGCATTGATGGGTGAAATGCGTGGCACGTCAACGCAAGTTGCGGGCACTGATTCATTGGGTGGTTTCTTGGTTCCTCAAGATTTCAGCAACGAATTGGACATTGCTACATTGTTCACTGGCGAGGTTGAAAGACTTGCAAAGAAATTGAACACAGCGGGTGGCGCATTGTTGGATTATCCTACAATTAACGACACGGCAACCGACGCGAACCTAATCAGCGAAGCGGCGGCGGTAACTGTTCAAGACATGACATTTGCCAACGCACAGTTGAGCGCGTACAATTACGCAAGCCAAGTTCGTGTGTCAATGCAATTGTTGCAAGACAACGCGTTTGACCTAAATGGATTCTTGGCTGAATCTATGGGCGAAAGAATCGCACGTGCTACAAACGCGGCATTCACTACGGGTACCGGTTCAAGCCAGCCACAAGGTTTGGTAACGGGTTCAACAGCGGGTGTTACAGCGGCATCAGCAACGGCAATCACAGCCGGAGAGGTTCTTGACCTAATCGCAAGCATCGACCCGTCGTACCGCAACAAAGCGTCTTTCGGGCTTATGGCTCACGACAACGTGATCACGGCAATCAGAAAATTGGGACTTGGTTCTAACAATGACCTACCAATTTTCGTTCCTTCAATGGAAGCGGGCCAACCAGATAAAATCTTTGGCCACAACGTTTACGTGAACAATGACATGGAGTCAAGCATCGCAACTGGCAAGAAAACGTTGATCGCTGCTGATTTCAGCAAGTTCATCGTTCGTTCAGCGGGTGGTGTTCAGTTTGTACGCTTAAACGAACGTTACATGGACGAATTAGAAGTGGGTTACGTTTGTTTCGCACGTAAGGATTCAAAAGTGATTGACACACGTGCCGTGAAGCACTTGGTTCAAGCATAAGCAATATGAAGGTTAGATTTTTGAAATCTATCGTTGGAAATGGATTCCACTACCGTAAAGATGCGGTAGTGGACATCCAGTCCAATGAAATGGTGACGGACTTTTTGAACGCGGGTTTTTGTGAGGCAATCGCCGAACCACCAAAGAAGCGTGCAAAAAAGGCGGTGAAGAAAAGCACATCAAAGCAAACACGTTAAGAAATGGCAATTGATATTGTAACGGCGGCGGCGTCGGAACCAATCACACTGGCGGAAGCAAAAGATTTTTTGCGCGTTGACCACACCGATGACGATTCATTGATTTCGTCATTGATTACGGCGGCACGTCAAATGTGTGAAGAATACACACGACGCATTTTGGTCACGACAACCGTTGACGAATATTTTGACAAGTTCCCGAAAAACCGTTGGAACAATTTGTCAAATCTGATTTATTTGTCACGCGGCCCCGTTGCATCAATTACATCGGTAAAATATGTGGACGAAATCGGTTCAGAGGCTACAATATCTTCGTCAAGCTACGTGACCGATTTGATTTCCGAGCCGGCACGAATTCAATCCGTATCGGGTTGGTTTGCGGCGGCGGGTGTTGTCAACCAAGTGATTGTGCGTTATGTGGTGGGAACCGAAGTTTCATCAATTCCAAAACCATTGATTCAAGGAATGATGTTGGTGATTTCTGATTTGTACGATCAAAGAAACGACCGTGTGAAACAGCTGCCAACGGCATCGGAATATTTGTGGAACCCATATAGAATATTTACATTCTAATGATTGATCACGCCGGACAATTAGATCGAAGAATCACGATTCAGACGTTCACCAGTGCGACCGATACATTTGGTCAGCGCAACAAAACGTTTTCGACGTTGGCGACCGTGTGGGCGAAAGTGGTTGAAAAGGTCGGGAATGAAGCTGAAAACGGCGATATGATTTCCGCAACGAAACGTGTAGATTTCTTCATTCGTTACCGTTCGGACATCAATGAGCAAATGCGCATTGTGTACAACAACAATACATATAAGATTCACGCAATACAATCGGCGGATGCACGTGAGGCATTCCAAATGATTCGTTGCGAATACACCGACGCGGCATGAACAACATAAAGATTGAAATGGTTGGTGATAAGAAATTGCGCAAGCAATTGAAACGCCTTGAAGAACGCACGCGCAAACGTGTGTTGAAGAAGGCCGCTAAAAAGGGGTTGAAACCAGTTGTTCGTTTATACAAATCGCAAATCACCGATTCTGATGAAGTGTTTGCAGTTTATCGCAACGGAAGCGTGTACGCTGAAATTATTCCGGGTCAATTAAAACAATCCATTGCGGTAAAGTTTCCAAAGCAAGAACCCGGCATTGATTCAATCGTTGCATCGGTCGGCCCACGTAAAACGGGCGCATATAGACACCCAGAAAAGGGCGGTTGGTTCGCCGGTTTCATTTCGTTTGGTTGGCTTAGATTCCGTGACGGTTCAAGGTACAAAGGCCAGAACTACGGTTGGGCGGCAAACGCAATTCGTATTGGTGAACGATTTGCCACACCAAGAATCAAAATGGCATTCACTCAGTATTTAAGAGCTGAAATCAAAAAACTTGGATTCAGTCAAAAAATGGGAATGCGATGATTGGGAAGGTGATCAAATACAAGTTTGACAACACATCGGCATTGAATAACGTGTTTGGTGGGCGTGTTTATCCCGTTATTGGGGCGCAAGGTGGCGCAACGCCATTTGCGGTGTACGACACGACATCCATCCGCACGGAAGGTTCAAAAGATGCCGATTCACATATTGACATCGTAAACGTTTCCATCACAATGGTTGGAACGAATTACGGCACATTACAAACGGCGGTGGACGATGTTCGTTCAACGTTCGTTCGTATGGACGAAACAATTTCGGGCGTTGAGGTTCAATCGTGTATGTTCGACACCCAATCAGAGGTGTTCAACGTAGATGAAGAAACCTACGGCGTCGAAGTTGATTTAACTTTCAGAATAATAAAAACTTAAAAAGAATAAAAAATGGCGGCAAGTACATCAATAATGAATTCGACCGACGTTGTGATTCAAGTATCGTCAGACGACGTGACTTATGAAATCATAGGAAAAATGACATCGGCATCGTTGGCGGTTTCAATGGCAACACGCGACACATCGACGAAAGATTCGGCGGGTTGGATGGAAGTTCTCGAAGGACAAAAATCGTGGACGCTATCTGGCGAAGGTTTGGTTGTTTACTCAAACAGTGGTAAAACAACACCAGACGAAGTTTACACTTTCTTGGCAAATAGAACAAAAGTGTACGTGAAATTCGGTTCAACAACAACCGATGAATATGCGTACAGTGGACAAGGTTATTTCACAGAATTCAGCAACGATGCCGGATTTGAAGATAATTCAACCTATTCATTTTCGTTCCAAGGGACAAGCACATTGACCCAAGCGGCGGTATCTTAATCTAAACCACGGGGCGTCCATTGGGCGTCCCGTTATTAAAACACAACACAATGACAAAACAAATAACAGTAAACGGCAACCAATACCCCGTGAAATATGGATTCAACGCATTGCGTTTGTTTTCCAATCAAACGGGAATCGGTTTGGACGATTTGGCACAATTGCAAGATTCAATGTCTATTGATTACGCCATCGCATTGATTTGGGCGGGATTGAAAGACGGGGCACGTGTAGAGAAAATCGAATTTAATATGACGATTGACGACGTGGCCGACTTATTGGACGAAGATCAAACGATCATTGAACAATGCGTTGGATATTTTGTGGAATCGTTCGTTAAACCGGGGGACGCTGAAAAAAAGTAACGGCCCAACACGAAGCGGAATCATTCACGTGGGATGATTTGGAGGCCATCGGGTTGGGCGAAATGGGAATGACGATTGGCGAATTGTATGACATGACGCCACGCCAGTTCCAAAACAAACGGCAAGGTTTCCAACGCATCATTGAACATGAGATGCAAACGAAGTGGGAAACAACGCGATGGTTGGCGGCGGTAACGATTGCCCCGCACACCAAACGAAAATTGAAACCGCGCGATCTGATTGCGTTCCCTTGGGAGAACAAAAAGAAGGTACATCGGGCGGCGTCATTTGAAGAAGTGAAACAAGCAATTAAACAAGTGTTCGGCGATGGCGAAACCACAAATTGATTTAAAATTCGGGGCGGACTTAAAAGGGTTCCGCCGGGGTATTTCCAACGTTGACCGTTCGTTGAAGAAATTGTCTGGAGGCTTTACAGCGTTGGGCGGCGTCATGGGCGCATCGTTCGCCGTGGATGCCATCAAACAGTTTGTGACCGAATCGGTCGATTTGGCCAACCAAGCCGAAGGCGTGCGAAATGCCTTTGAACGCATCAATGACGAAAAGTTGTTGGGCAATTTGCGCAAGGCAACCAAAGGCACAATCAATGATTTGGAATTGATGAAGATGGCGGTAAAAGCCAAAAACTTCAACATTCCATTGGAACAATTGGGCAACCTTTTGGGATTCGCACAACAACGTGCAACGGAAACGGGGGAATCCATCGACTACATGGCCGAATCTATTGTATTGGGTATCGCACGGAAGTCGATTCCGATTCTTGACAACCTTGGATTCAGTGCCACCGAAGTTCGTGAGGAATTCAACCAAACGGGCGACATGGCCACGGCGGTTGGAAACATCATTGAACGTCAAATGGCGGACGCCGGTGAAGCTACATTGACGGCATCGGAAAAGATTGCACAGCAACGCGCCGAAATCACCAACTTGAAAATCGCCGTTGGTGAAGAATTGCAACCCGTTTATGTGGCATTCTTAGATGAGGTCAAAAGCGGATTGGAAAGTGTTAAAACACTACTTTCAGACCAAATTACTGGCGTTGAACAAATGGCCTATGTTGCGTCGTTTTTCCAAGGGGCGCAAGGGAAAGTGTTGCGTATATATTTGGACGCACAAGTGGCCGCACGTAAAGCGACAAAAGAAGCAACCGAAGAACAAAAGAATTTAGGCGAAGAAACGGGCAAAACAACAACCAGAACGGTTGAATTGACCGACGCACAAGAAAAGGCGGCATTGAAAGCCGCTATGTTGGCGCACGACATCAGTTTGGCAACAAAGGAAATGCAGAAATTCGTCATGCACGGCGAAAGCGTGGAAATGTTCGACATTGCCGAAGATTTTGAAGATACGTCCGAAGTGTTCGAAGATTTCCAAGGCAATTTGGACAGAATCAATGAACGTCGTGCGGTATTGCAAGAAGGTTTCCAACAAATGGGAATGATTCTGAAATCTACATTCCAAGACGCATTCCGACCGTTAGAAGAAGGCGAAACCAGAATGGAGGCATTCACCGATGCGTTCACCCGTATGTTGAAACAAATGATTGTTGACCTTCTGGCAACGGCGGCGGCGGCGGCATTGGTGGCCATTGCAATGACCGTTGCATTCGGTGGCGTCGGGGCGGCGGGCGCACAAATGTTTGGCACTGGATTCCAAGGCGGTTTCGGCGCGTTGTTTGGACAAACGTTCCAAGGGATGGGCGGATTAGGCTTCGGCGGCGGTGGCTTCGGCGATAACGGCGGCGGAATGAACATCATGAGCGTGATTCGTGGCGAAGATATTTTGTTGGTTCAAGAACGCGCATCAAATAGAAGAAACAGACAAACGGGCGGTTAATGGCATTAAGACTTTACAGCGAATTCAAAAGTTCCGCAAATAAGCAATACAAGGTTGAAATATATGACACCGATTGGACGGCGGCATCGTCGTCGTTCGTTGTTGCGGGCAATGGTTTTGAATTAAATTACAAGGGCGAAACCGACAACATTGTCAGCCCAGTAATAGGTTCAAAATGTATTGTCAAAGCGTACAACAAAGATTCGGTATTTGACACGTTCATCAGCAATTTACAAGACCATCAAGAAGATCGTTTTTTTCTCAAAGTATTATTGCACGATGGCGCCAATTATCAAAATTATTGGGCGGGTATTATCACGCAAGACCTAATCAAAGACGAAGATGTTTCAAAACCCCGTGTGTTTGAAATAACGGCAACGGACGGAATCGGCCATTTGGCAAATAAAGAATACGAAACCATTTCCAATGTGACGATTGAATCGTTCATTGAATCGGCGGTGGGCGCCATTGGGTTGGACGAACTGTATTCAGCAACGGACGATTTTTATGCCACGACCGTCAACGTTTGGGACACGAACCACACGTACAGCGCCACGACCGATGTTTCAACCTTGATTCGGTTTGATTCACGTGTTTACACCAACAAACAAAAGGACGGTACAATTATCTATTCAACGTACCTTGACATATTGCGTGAACTATGTACGGCCTTCGGCGCGCGTTTTTACCAGAAGGACGGCGTTTTCCATTTTGAACAATATTTGGAACGCACGGACGCAACGCGCACGGTTAGCACCTACCAATTCAACGGAACATTGTCGGCAACGGCATCAGTGAGTGACGACGTTACGTTGGATCAAACGTCGGCGGGCGGCGCAAGAATGGCGGGCAATATGTTCAATTATTTGCCAGCATTGAAAAAAGTGCAAGTGGCGTTCGACCAAAAGCGTTTGACCAATCTATTGGCCAACAACATTGCATTCACCAATTCAACCGGCCGCATCAATATCGGGTTTGTTCCTAACGACGACAATGCACGCTTGCAACTAGATTTGGGATTGATATACCAATTGACGTTGAACACCACGCCGCCAAGTGTTTCACTGGAGTTTTACCGCCCCGTTTGGAAAATAGAAATCCGAACCGAAGATATCAACAACCCCGGAACGTTCTATTATTTGAAACGCGATTGGACGCCGGGAACAATTGGCGCGCAATTGTACGGGGCAACATCGTGGACCACAACGGCATCGTATTATTACATTGACGGTGGTATTGGTCAGAATGATGCAACGGGGTTGTATTTGAGCGGCCCGGCAAGTTTGGTGACGCCGGTTTTGCCCGTAGATGGAAACGTGGAAATCAATATTCTTTTTGACAAGGCGTACGATAATAACAACGCGGCCAACACGCCACCAAGTTATTTTGATGAAAACGTCACGTCCCTTGCTAAAAAAGTGTCGTTCCTAAATGACACGGGCAACCTTGATGAAGTAGAGGTATTCACGGCAACAAACGACGACACCAATATCAATTCAAATTTGATTCTCGATTTGGGGGTTTTACGTGTGAGCGATGCCGCCGGATTGCAAGGGTCGTTCTATGTGTATAACGGAACCAATTGGGTACGTTCGACGCAATGGCGCCGTGGCAACACGGGAACGTTTGCGGCGTTGTATAAGCTATTGACCAAAGAAATATTGTCGTTACACAAAAAGCCGATTGAAAGATACAACGGTACAATCATTGGCCCGTTTTCGTTTGGGGTACGTTATGAATTCGACAGTTCTTTTTGGGTTCCGTTGAATGGTAGATACAATGCGAACATGGACGAATGGACGTCCGAATGGTTTGCCATTGTAAAGGACGACACCAACATCACCACTGGCGATCCCGTTGGTGGGGGTGATGCACCCGATTTCACGGCACGAATAAGCAGTCAACAAGGCACGGACGAAGTAATTAACGCGGTTGACATTAACACAACCACAAGCGCCGTGACGGGCAACGCAACCGTTGGTGGCACGTTGGGTGTCACCGGGACGGCTACATTGGGCGTGACGAACGTTGGCGCATTCACCACAACAAACCAAGTGTCGGTGACGGTGAACCAAATCACGGCAAACCCCGGTGGTTCCGAAACGTTAAGCATCAGCAACCATTTTAATTTCATCAGCTATTCGGGGGCGAATGGAACGTACACGATTAATTTGCCGGCGGCGCAAGACGGTGTTATATTACGATTTAAGACGGACGACACGATTACAGCAAACAAAACAATAACATTGGAACCAAACGGCGGCGAACGTATAGACGGCGAAGCGAATTACACAATGGATAGAGGCTACGACGGAATTACCATTTTGGGATTGAACGGGGCGTACTTTATTATACAGAAAAAAGAAAAATAAACACAATGGCAAATATTAATTTAATTGTAAAAGAAGAATTGAACATCACGTGTTTGAGAAATGACACGTTCCGTTTGGACATGATCTGGAAAGATAGTTCGGATGCCCTTATTGATTTGACGGCGTACACGTTTGGCGCGCAAGTCAAAAAGAGTGAAAGTGATAGCACCAGTATTTTATCATTTGAAGATAGCGATTTCACAAAAGATGCAAGCGGAAATTTGTCGATGACAAAAACAAGCGCGCAAATGGACTTGCAACCGGGAACCTATTATTACGATTTGCAAGCTACAAAAACGGCAAACGGCGACGTGTCCACATGGTTGGGCGGGTTATTCAAAATTGAAGGTGACGTAACACGATAAGACTATGAGCGTAACAATAAATTTATCAGAGGCAAACAGCGTTAGTTTAACCAATGCACAACCGTCGGCCGTAACAGTTGCCGGCACCGTTGGTGATATAACGGGCGTGACAATAACGGCCGGCGATGGATTGACGGGTGGCGGTACGGACACAAGCGGCAATGTTTCTTTATCATTGGCCGTTGGTGCGGGAACTGGAATACAAGTCAACGCCGATTCCGTTGAATTGAATCATTTGGGAATTGAAGATTTGACGGCACCCGCGTCCGATAAAATATTGTTTTACGACGTCAGCAATAATGCCACAAAGTTTTTGACCATTGGCGACAACCTAACAATCACCGATGACACAATCAGTGCGGCGGCGGTTTCTGGAAGTCAACCGGCCATCATTGATAGTAGTGGGACGCCAACGTTGGCAACGGGAATCACGGGTGATGAGGTGCGCACATTGATTGGTGCGGGAACATCGTCGTTTGACGGTGCCTATTCATCACTTACGGGCACGCCTACAATCCCAAGTGCGGCCAATGATGCAACAATCACGATTGAAGCGGGCGACGGTTTGGGAACGGGTGGTGCATTTACAACCGACCAATCGACGAACGAAACAATCACGTTGGCAAACACCGACAAAGGGAGTTCACAAAATATTTTCAAAAACATTGCGTCGGATAGCGGAACGGCCGTTGCCGGCACCAATGACGACACAATCACTATTTCGGGCGGCACTGGAATTTCCACAAGTGTCAATAACGATACATTAACCATTGTGAATGATAGCCCCGATCAAACAGTCAGTTTGACCGAGGGTTCAAACGTTACAATAACGGGCACCTATCCAAACTTCACAATTGCCGCAACCGATACGGACACCAATACGCAATTGTCAGACGAAGAAGTTCAAGACATTGTGGGCGGTATGGTTTCGGGAAATACCGAAACAAATATTACGGTTACTTACGACGATACAAACGGCAAACTAAATTTCAGCGCAACCGATACCGATACGGTCACAAGCGTTGGTGTTTCGGGTAGTGAGGCAAGTGGAACAATCACTTTATCTGGCAGCGGTTCAACCACCGTTTCACAAGTTGGCAACACCATCACAATCAGTTCAACCGATACGGACACCAACACGCAATTGACGGACGAACAAGTCCAAGACATTGTTGGTGCTATGTTTAGCGGCAACACCGAAACGTTGGTGTCGGTAACTTACCAAGACGCCGACGGCACCATTGATGTTGTTGTGGACAATGATTTGTCAAACTACGACAATACAACGTCCGGATTCCTTACGGCCCACCCGTCAATCAGCGCGGCGGCATCGGTTGACAATAGCGGGCGAACGTACATTCAAGATATAACGTTGGATAGTAACGGACACGTTACGGGAATCACATCGGCAACCGAAACCGTTACCGATACCAACACCCAATTGTCAGACGAAGAAGTTCAAGACATAGTGGGTGCGATGGTTAGTGGCAACACCGAAACAAATATTAGCGTTACGTACGACGATACGAACGGCAAACTAAATTTCAGTGCAACCGACAC